AAAACTAATTTATATGCACCAAGTAAATCTAAAGGTAATAAAGTAATTTTATCTCCAGGTGATATGTTAATTTATAGAGGTTGTGATCTAGAACATTGGCGAGAACCTTTTCAAGGTGAGATATGTGTTCAAGTTTTTTTACATTATAACATAGCAAAGGATAGTGCTAAAACTTATGATGGAAGAATTCATCTAGGTTTACCTTTCGATTTAAAAAGATGAAACCATTTAAATTAAATAACAAAAATAATTTTCTAGCAGGTTGGTATATTGATGAAAAAGTATGTGATCAAATGATTAATTATTTTGAAAAAACAAATGAGACAGATAGTGGAAAAAAAGGAAAAGGTTTAATTGGAAACAAAACGGTGAATTTACAAGCTAAAGATTCTTTAGATTTGCCAATACGTGCTACTATAGAAGCTCCTAAAGAAGTTAAAGATTACTTAGATCAACTATCTAAAGTTTTAGATAAATATTTAGAAAAATATATCTGGGCAACTCATAAACATACTGAATTTAGAATAACTGAAGCTTTCAATATTCAAAAATATCCTAAAAAAGGAGGGTTTAAAATTTTTCATTTTGAAAGAAATGGAACTGAACATTTTCGAGACAGGCATTTAGTATTTATGACTTACCTTAATGATGTAAAAGAGGGAGGAGAAACAGAATTCTTATATCAAAAAATAAAAGTTAAACCTGAAAAAGGTTTAACTGTAATATGGCCTTCAGATTGGACTTTTACTCATAGAGGTATTCCAGCTAAAAAAGAAATAAAATATATAGCAACAGGATGGTATGATTATGTCTAAAGACTTTACTTTAACGTTACATAACTTCTTAACAAAAGAAGAATGTAAATATTTAATTAAAGAATGTAAAAAAAGAACGAAACCTTCTGAAGAAAAACAATATGGTTATCATTATTTTGATTTAGAAAAAACTCAAACTTTTTATGAATTAAGCACGAGAATATTACCAGCTTTAAATTTATATAGAAAAAAATTTCCAGAAGTAGATTTAACAACAGATAAATGGGCGTTATCTTATATGAGATTTAAACATTTTAAACCTGGTAAATTTTTTGAAAAGTTTCATTCTGAACATAGTTGTGAACATGCAACTAGAATTTTAAATGTACAAATATATTTAAGTGAGCATAATTGTGGAACTGAATTTTTTAATAAAGATGTTATAAAATCAGAAGAAGGAAAATTAGTTATATTTCCATCTTATTTTACACATACACATAGAGGACAAAAATGTCCTGATAAAAAACATAGGTATATTATTACAGGTTACGTAAATTTTTTAAATCTTAAATGAAAATAGAAAAACTAGTTCAATCAAAAATATTAAGAGAATATTATTTTATTAAAGGCAATGTATCTATTGATACAAAATACTTTATTAAAAAAATTGAAGAAGGTATTAATTTACAATCAAATCAAAACTTTAGAACTAGTGTAATAGGACAGATGACATCATATGATTTTTTTACTAATGATAAAAAATTTATGGAAATAATGTTACCTATTTTTGATGTTATAGATAATAACCCTTCTGAAGAAGTTAATAAATGGAATTTATCGGAAGCATGGGGATTTAAAGAATCTTTTTCAAATTATACAAGAGAACATTCTCATCTACCCTCATTTCTTTCTGGGGCAATTCAACTGTCGAATCATAATCAAACTCTAGAATTTCCACAAATAAATGAGACAATAGAAAGTAAGCCAGGAAACTTTGTTATATTTTCAAGTTTTTTACGTCATAGAACTGACAGAAATATTCTTGATAAACCAAGATATGGTCTTAGCTTTAATATATTTCATGTTTAAAAAAAGAAAAACTTACGAGCAAATATTAGATGGAGCTATTCATATAGAAAGAAATTTTCTAGACGAAGATTTTTATAATGAAACATTTGAGAGATTTAAGAAATTAAAATACAATGCTTATTATCAACCCTATAAAAATTATTATGGAAATCGTTTTCAAGGTTCTCCAGTTCATGAAGTATTTTTAAAAGATGAAAAATTTAATCAGATTATAATTAATAAAATTGAACATTTAATAGAATGTAAAATTAAAGATGTATTACTAAAAGTTAGAAAAGTAAATTCCGAAGAAATTGCAAAATCAAAATTTAACAATAAATATGGTCCAATACATACTGATGTAGAAACAACATTAGCAGCAATACTACCTTTTTTTCAAAGTGCTTCTGGAGGCACAGCTTTCTTTGAACATTTAGTAGATCAATATCCAGATATTACAATAGGAGCATATCCTAATAGATTAATTATCTTTAATGGTAATCGTCCACACGCACCATGTAATGATTTAACTTATGATGAGACTTATAAATTAAATATTTTTTTTAATTTATGTAGTTAATTTGTGTAGTTTAAATTTCAAATCAGCTATCTTATTTAAGAATTCATCATTAATTTTACCTAAAGCCTGTATTTGAGTTTCTAAATTTAAAATATGTTTTTTATAATCTGCATTTAACTTAACTTCAGATATCTTAACTTGTCTTTCCATATCAAGTTGATCATTTAAATCTTTTATGATAGCATCTTTTATCTCTGTTTCTGTCATATGATTGACTTTATTAATTTATTAGAAAATGTCAAGTACGCTAGTCCTAATCAAAAGAATAAGGAGCTGTGGGATATTGAAGGTATTATTAAAGATAAATCTAATCAGTCATTTAAATTTGATTTAAGACCATTAAAGAATAATGCAAAAGGTGGTTCTTTTAAAACTAAAGCTGACAAAATCGTATTTGATTTAAAAGATCAATATATTATTGTAGATGTAGACGAATTACATCAATATTTAAAAAATAATACAACCAAAATAGTTGAATTACAGGATTTGCTAGCTCAATTAGATTGGAACATAATATTATCAAAATAGGTTAATCTTTATAGATATATGCTTATGGTGTATAATCCAGATATGCCATTAACAAAAGTACAGTTTGCACCAGGATTTAACAAACAAGCATCAGACTCAGGGGCTGAGAACCAATGGGTAGATGGGGACTTTGTTAGATTTAGATATGGTATGCCTGAAAAAGTAGGTGGATGGCAAGAGATCATGAACAAAAGACTTGTCGGAGCTGCAAGAGATTCACACAGTTGGGCTGATTTAGATGGAAGAAGATATATAGCCTTTGGTACAAACAAAATTTTATATGTATACGACGGAGATGATTATTATGACATCACACCTTTTGATGTTTCACTAGCTAAATCAGGTTGCGATATTACTACTACAAATGGATCTACCACGGTTACAGTTACATGTCCCTCGGCTCACGGCCTCGAACCAGGTGATCTATTAACTTTTGAAAATGCAGGATCATTTACTGCGGGACAAACTGATTATACCGCATCTGACTTTAATGATGTTTTGTTTGAGATACAATTAGCTCCTACTACAACGTCCTTTACAATTAAAATGCCAACAGCTGAAACTGGTACAGGTGCAACAAATGATGGAACATTAGATTCAAAACCTTATTATAAAGTTGGTCCTTTATTACAAGCATATGGTTTTGGTTGGGGCACAGCTTTATGGGGTGGATCTACTTGGGGTACACCAAGAACTACCTCTGATGCGGTGTTAGACCCTGGATCATGGTCATTAGATAATTATGGTGAACTGTTAATTGCAACTATTAAAAATGGTGCAACTTTTTCTTGGGATCCAAACAGCGGTGTATTAACAAGAGCAACTTTATTATCTGGAGCTCCTACCACATCTGTAATGAGCATGGTATCTGATAGAGATAGACATTTAATTGTCCTAGGAACTGAAACAACGATTGGATCGCCAAGTACACAAGATAAAATGTTTATAAGGTTCTCGGATCAAGAATCTTTGACTGATTACACTGCGACATCTACAAATACTGCAGGGTCTTTTAGGATTGATAGTGGCACTAAAATTGTAGGTGCTGCAAAAGCAAAAGATTACATATTAATACTTACTGACACATCTGCTTATTTAATGCAGTTTGTAGGGCCACCATTTACATTTAGTATTAGACAGGTTGGATCAAACTGTGGATGCGTAGGTCAACATTCAATTGTTTATGCAAACGGTGCTGTATATTGGATGTCAGATTCAGGTGGGTTTTTTGTATTTGACGGTACAGTTAAATCATTAGGTTCCCTTGTAGAAGACTTTGTATTTCAAACAAACGATGGTGCACCAGGTTTTAACTTTGCAAATGGTTCTGAACTTACTTTTGGATCACATAACAGCTTGTACTCTGAAATATATTGGTTCTATGCAACAGCAAATTCAAACTATGTAAATAGATTAGTTACTTATAATTATTCAGAACAAACTTGGACTACTAGCACATTAGCTAGAACAACTTATGTAGACGCACATGTATTTGGTGACCCAATTGCAACTGAGTTTTCTGTAAATCTTGCACCAACGACTCCAACTATTCAAGGAGTCTCTAACGGTGCCTCAAGGGTATTCAATCACGAAATCGGTACTAATGAAGTGTTAGCTGATGGAACAGTAAATGCTATTCCTGCATATATTAAATCAGGAGACTTTGATTTAGATGCTCAAGGAGATGGAGAATATTTTATTAAGGTAAGAAGATTTATACCTGACTTTAAATACTTAAACGGTAACGCAAAGGTAACACTAGAGTTAAGAGATTATCCAGCGAACACACAAGTGGGTTCGCCACTTGGGCCATTTACAGTTACGTCATCTACAGATAAAGTAGATACAAGAGCAAGAGCAAGACTTGCCGCAGTTAAAATAGAAAATGATGGAAAAGATGAAAGCTGGAGATTTGGTCAATTTAGATTTGACATACAACCTGACGGGAGAAGATAATGGCTAAAGTACAAGTATTTTTACCTGAACCACCACAAGAGTTTTCTACAGAAAGTTTTAGACAAATTAATTTAGCACTTGAACAATTACAAAATCAATTAAATACTACTTATCAAAAGGAAGCAAAGGAGCAAGAAGAAACATTTGCATTCTTCGTATCATAATGGCACTACAATATAAAAATCAAGGTTTCATACTAACTACTACAAACTTAACAACCACTTTAACTATTGCAGCTGATTCAAGAGCACTTGTTAAAAGTATTTCAGTAACTAATGAACACAATAGTAATAATTTAGTTGAGATGTTTTTAAGAGACAATTCTGGTGGAACTGATTATGAATTTTATCACAAATTGATGACAGCAGATTCTACAGAGCAGGCAGCGGGACAAGTTTTAGTTTTAGAAGAAAGTGATGGAATTAAAATGCAAGCAGCTACAGCAAATGTAGTAAAAGGTGTAATATCTTATGCATTAATAAATAGATCAGAAGAAAATGGCTAAACAAAAATTTGTACACTTCGAACCAAGACCAAAGCCTCGAAAACGGCCTAGACGTCACACCAAGAGTCTTAACAAACACAAAAAAAGATGTTATAAAAAATATAATAGACAAGGAAGATAATGACAGAAAAACCAAAAACAGTAATAATTAATGGTGAAGAAGTACCAGTTATTCCTGCAAAAGCAGTAGAAGAAGTAAAAAACAAAAGAACAGGTAGAACCTATGCTAGCAAAGCTGATTTTGATGCTGATGTTGCTGATACCAACACTGACACTAGCGTGGATGATTTACAAATTAACCAGAAAATAACAGTTGCATCTATGAGTATTTTTGGTAAAACCAAAAAATAATGCAACCTGCAGGTGGTACAGAAATACAATTAGGATATTTGAGAAAATACGCAAATCAAGGCGTATTAGATTCAGTACAGATTACAACATCTATTCCCGAGAAAGAACCTTTAGACCCTGTAAAACCAAATATACTTTGGCTTAAAAATTCTTATGACCAACCGAACTTAGCACCTTGGTTTCAAAATAAAGATAATCATTCTAAATATGATTGGTACGTATTTAACTCACATTGGAGTTATGAGAAGTATAGGTACTTTTTTAAGATACCTGAAGACAAGTGTACTGTAATTAAAAATGCAATTGATTACGATGAGCTTCAACTTAAAACAGATTTTACACCAAAGAAAAAAATTAAAATGTGTTATATCTCTACTCCTTGGCGAGGACTAGAAATAGCCTTAGCTGCTATGGATGGTATCAAAGATCCAGATATAACTTTAGACGTTTATTCAAGTACAATAATATATGGTAAATCGTTTGAACAACAAAACGATGATAAATACAAACCTTTATATGATAAAGCTAAGAACATGCCTAATGTTAATTACATGGGGTACTGTGATCACAAAACATTAGTCAGTAAACTTAAAGATTATGATGTTAATTGTTTCCCTAGTATCTGGGAAGAAACATTTTGTATATCGGCTATGGAGTCATTAGCTGCAGGTCAGATTCTAATAACCACGGATCTCGGCGCCTTACCAGAAACTTGTTGTGAGTTTCCTATCTATATTCCTTATACACAGAATAAACCTAAACTAGCATTACAATTAGCTGAATGTATTTTACAAACTAAAAGAATGCTGTCACAAGATCTAACTAACCCACTTAAATTTCAACAAGAATATTACAAGCGATTTTACGATTGGAAGTATATTGGAAATCATTGGAATAACTTTTTAAAAGGAGCCATCAATGTCAAACGAAATAAATAAGAATCACTTAATGGTGTGTACTCCTGTGCATTCCGATGTATCGATACACTTTATGAAAGCCTGTTTAGATTTACAAAAAGAATGTATTTTAAATAAAACTAAGATTACTTTTCAATTGATGAAATCATCATTAGTTACACAAGGTAGAAACTTATGTGCTTCTGCTTTCTTAAATTCAGATGCAGATCAAATGTTATTTATAGATTCTGATATAGAGTTTAGCACTAGATCTGTTTATAGACTATTTAAGTCAGCTCATGAGGTAAGTCTGATACCTTATCCAATGAAACAAAAGACAGATAACAAAATAAGAAATGACTTACAGGCTAGACCTGACGATGATATTAATACTATGGGTCATATGTTTCCAATTGAATTACCAGACACAAAAAACATTAAACCTGTTGACGGATTTGTAGAGGTATTAAAAGGACCTACAGGCATGATGATGATTAAACGATCTGCCTTTGAAAAGCTTATTAAAAACTATGAAGAATTAGTCATAAAACAAAAGACTTTAATGAATGGTGAGATGGTTGATAGACCTAATTATTATAACTTTTTTGATACTTATTGGAGTCCTAAGAATAAAACATATATGGGAGAAGACTTTTATTTCTGTAAACTTTGGACATCAATTGGAGAGAAGATTTATGCTCTTACAGACGAAGAAATAAGCCATATTGGAGAGTATAAGTACACAGGTAAAGTCAAGGACGAATTCTATAAAATTGACTGATATTGAAGAATAGCGCTATATAAGTTAAAATACCATAATAACTAGTTAAAAATATTATGGATCCATTTACTATAGCATTAGCAACCTTTGGGATACAAAAGCTTAGAGGTAAATCAACAAATAGAGCATTAAGAGACGCTGCGCTTGCAGGCGGAATAGGACAATTTGCAGGTATGGCAGGCGTTCCAGGAGTTCAAGCATTTGGTCAAACATCTTTACCGGGTATGACAGGTAATTTTATAGGTCCAGCTGGAGCTACAGTACCTCAACAAATGGGAACATCTGTAGGTGGTATTAGAGATTTAGTACAAAGAGGAATTGGTACTAAAGATGTATACAATCCAAAAACAGGTGAGCTAATTAAAGAAGGTTCAGGATTTATGGGTCTTGGAACAGGTGAGAAATTAGGACTTACTTTAGCAGGTACAACTTTGCTTGCAGGTGAAGACGAACCAACAGAAATGCCTAAAGGAACTAGACCTGAGGATTACGCTAAAGCTAAAGAAGATGCAGATAAACAATTAGAAAATATTTTAAGTTCATATGATTATGAAGGCGAAGCAGCAGGTGTTTCACCTTATTCATATCAACAAGGCAATTCATTGTTTACTTTTAACAAAGGTGGGATTGCAGAAGTAAGAAAATTTAATTCAGGTGGTATTAATTATTTACCATCAAAGTCAGATCATGATGAAAAAGATGTTAACAATTATGTAAGAGCTATGGGCTATGTAGAAGATGGTTCAGGTAATGGTGATAAAGATGAAGACACTATGTTAGCTCAGTTAGCAGATGGAGAATTCGTATCGAGAGCGGATGCAATTTTAGGAGCAGGTATTATGGAAGGTGCTGATCCTAAAAGTTTTAAGGACATGAGAAAAAAAGGAGCAGCATTCTTTTATGGCCAACAAGCTAAGTTCAAACGAATATTTGATTTATTAGATGAAGCCAGAAAAGAAGCAAATTAAAAAAGAAGTCGGTGTTTTACCCATCGACGGCAAAAAGCTTAATGAGTATTGGTCACTTGTTGAGTTTATGTTGAGAGAAGGTCTGAAGTATGATGGTAACCCCATGAATATTGAGGACTTAAAAGAAGGAATTGAACAAGGAGCCTATCAGCTTTTTATGATGTTTGGCTCTGATGATGGTGAGAAGTACAAAGTGTTCGGTGTATTTGTCACAAGAATTATGGAATTACCGAACTACAAACAATGTGAAGTCATATTGTTAAAAGGAGAAAAAAGAGAACTATGGCAAGACGAGGCTGCAGACACTATAGAAGACTTTGCAAGATCGGAAGATTGCAAAATGATAGCGGTGCATGCAAGACCAGGTTGGAAAAAATTTTTAGGAACTAAAGAATGGCAAGTAAAAAGATATTTATATACAAAGGAGTTAACATAATATGAGTTTCATCTTCGGAGGCGGGGGTGGTGGCGGCGGAGGCGGCTCATCATCAGGAACACAAGTTTCAATTGCAAGAGAAGCACCAGAAGTAGAAAGCCGTAAGCTCGCCTTATATGATCAGGCAGCTAAACTAGCATCTTCTCCTGTGGGTATTCCTGCGTTTCAAATTGCAGGACCTAGTGGCTTAGAGCAAACAGGATTTACACAAGCAGGTCAAACAGGAATTGGAGCACCCACAACTACTGCTGGAATTGGATCTGTACTTGGTGCACAACAAACTGCAGCTGGAGCTCCGAACATTGCGCAGTTTATGAATCCATATCAACAATATGTAACTGATGAAATTGCAAGACAAGGTCAGATGGCGCAAAATCAATTATCTGCACAAGCAATTGGTCAAGGTGCATTTGGTGGTGCAAGAGAGGGTATACAAAGAGCAGAATTACAAAGAGCAACTCAAGCAAACATTGGACAGGCTTTACAATCAGGATTTGGTCAAGCTTTAGGTGCAGCTCAAGCTCAACAACAGTTTCAAACAGGTGCACAAATGCAAGCAGGACAAATGCTTGGAGCTTTAGGTGGCCAACAACAAGCGATGCAACAAGCTGACATCGCAAGTTTATTACAAGCCGGTGGAGTACAAAGACAACTTGGCCAACAAGCTTTAGAGGCACAAAGACAAACAGAATTAGCTAGATCATATGAACCTTATCAAAGACTAGAGTTCTTAAAAGGTATCATGACTAACTTACCAACATCACAGTCTGCCGTAACAGCGACCACGGCACCAGGAACTAATCCATTAGCGCAGGCTGCTGGAACAGGTATTGGTGCGTATGCTGCTTACAACATGGCGCAAAGGAGATAGACAATGGCAATACCTTTAATAGGTGCAGGTTTGATGGGTTTAGCAAACTTAGGACGAGGCGCAGTTGCAGGATACAGAACACTTAGAGGTATTCGTGCAGCTAGAGCTGCCGCAGGTCAACCTATGGGTTTTCAAAGAGGCTTAGGTGCAATTCAAAAAGGTGAAAGAAAACTATTCAAAAAATCTCCATTAACTGCAGGAGGACTTGAGACAGCGTTAGCTGCCCCTATTGCAGCGGAGGGTTTGGGAGATGTAGCAAGAGGAACTATGGAAGGAGACTATGGTCAGGTTGCATCAGGATTAGGTGGCTTAGCTCTATCAGTTCCATTTGTAGGAAGAGGATTAAGAATGGCAGGTGCTAGTAGAAAAATTCCTAGTTCAGTAAGTCAGCCTTTATATCAAACAGGTAAAGGCGTTCAACAAAAAACACCAAAAGGCACAGTTCCAGCTGGGTTTGCGTTGTTAGGTACAGGTGCATTAACAGAAAGAGATGATGTACAAGCAGGACAGACAGAGGAGCCTAGAGTTCTAGGAGATCCAGTACAAAATGTTTTAAGAGCAGTAGAAGCAGATAAAGCTAATATTGGTAAAGCAACTGAAATAGATGGAAAGACAGTTGTTATTGGTTCACCTGAATATAAAACTATTGCTAAACAGAAATTGAACGAAGCTTATAAACAAATGGAAGGTGGAGAAAGAAAAACTTCTGTAACTGCTGATCAACTTGCATCTACATTTGATTTTGATTTAACTGAAACAGGCGGTGTACCAACTGTTAACGAAGCAGCCTTACCTCCAACTCCTAAACCAGATGATATGAATGCAGGAGAAATTGATTTTGTAGCTAAGAAACAAGAAAGTGATGCAGCTAGAGGCGGAAAGATTAAAGAAAAAATGTTAAGAAGTAAAGAAGCTGATGAGTTTAATAAATTTTATAATAGAATTACAAATCTAACAGGTGGTAATGATCAAACATCTAATTTGTTATTATTAAAATTAGCAACAGGATTGATGTCAGGTAAAACTGCACAAACAGGTGTTAGAGGATTTTTAGATGTAGCAGGTCAAGCTGGTAGTGGAGTAGCTGATACTGCACTTGCTTTATTCTCTAAAGAACAAGACAGAAGAAAAGATTTAGCGGTAGCTTATCTTAAAGCTAAAGAAAAAGGTGGTACTGGTTTAATTAAAGCTGCAAAAGATAGAAGAACAGTTTTAGTTAGAGATCCTAATTTACCTTTTAAGAAAAGAACTGTTGAAATTGGAATGGATAAAGAAAGAGGAACTGATGTTATGTTTGTTCCAACTCCAGACGGTACAGGAACAATGGCTGTGCCTATGAAGTATACTGAATACACAACTGTAACTCCAAAAGAATCACAATTAAGAAAACAAAGAAATCAATTAAATAGTATTGCACAAGGTTATGATTTTGCTAAGACAGTTTTAAAAATGCCTGATGGTACTTTTGGTTTATCTGGTAGAGGAAAACTTGCTTTAGAAAAAACAGGTTCAGTAGTTGGTGACATCTTTGAATTTTTTGGTGCTGACTTATCTTCTGCGAGTGGAAATAAAGATGCAGAGATTGTTGAATTAATTACTGAAATACCTGTTGATGATGCTGGAAATCCTAAGTATGGAACAGCTTCAGAAAGAAAAGAAACACAAAAAGTAGTAAATCAATATAAAAGCGAAATTAGAGAAATACTTAGAGGCGTAGGTGCTAATACACCTGATGCTGAATTAGATAATATTACTAGAGCAAGACTTATTGAAACTAGAATGAAATATATTCTTGCAAATGCAAACAAATCTGAAGACCGATTAACAAGAGCTGACGTTGATGATGCTGCTGCTAGTACAAAAATACTTGGTTTAACAACTGGTGAAGATGAAGTCAGATCTTCTTATAAAAACTTAATGAAAGACTTAGAAGATCAATTTAGAAGAATTGCTGATAACTATATTGAGGGTGGTGGATCTGAACAGTTCCTATTACAAAGTTTTCAAAACATGCCACAAATTGCAAACATAAATGCAATGTACAGTAATCAACAGTTTCAACAAAACGTAGCTCAGAATATGGATCAAACAATTGGGACGATTGAATAATGGCAACATATGAAGAATTACAAAAAAGGTTAGATAACAAAACATTTGATACTTCAAAGTTAAATGCAGAACAAAGAAGTGCAGTAGATCTTGCTTTACAATCAGGAAAATTAAAAGGTTATGCTAGTGTTGATGAGATTGAAAGAGAAAGAACAATAGGATCTAAGCTAGTTGCAAGAGAAAAAGAAAAAAGAGCCCAACCTTTCACAGAAGCAACAAAAGGTATTTCACCTTTCTCAGATGAAGGGATTACAAGATCTGATTTAGAACTTACTGGAGACGTTGCGGGAGGGGGTCTTGTTTATATAAAAGACATGCCTAAAATTGTATCTGCTTTTCAAAAGGATCCACAATCTTCACTTGGTATAGATAAGATAAGAGCAGCAGCAACTAAATTTGATAAGTTAGAAAGAGCATTAGATAAACTTCCAAGAAAGGGAGCCTTCGGTATTTTAGCCAATACAGCTAGAGCAATAGCAAGAGTGGGTGATGGTTTTAGAACTGTTGCTAAAGCACCTTCACAATTGTTAGTTACAGAAGCTAAAGCTCAATTAGCAAGTGCAGGTGGAGCTGGTGCAGGTTCTGTATTATATGATATTGCAAATGTAGCAACTGATTTTCAAACTGCAGCTAATAATGATTTAGGAAATGTATCCAATAATGAAATACAAAAATTACCTTATGCTCAACAAGTATTAGTTCACTCTACTGAAGCTATGCGTAATGCATTATATTTTAACTTGTTTGGTTCATCTTTAGCACCAATATTAGAAACTACTTTAAGAGGTTTTAAAGGCATATTAGGATTAGGTCCAGAATCAAAAGAATTAGCGGAAGCAGGTTTAAGAAGAGGTGCACCATTGAGTGCGGCTACAGTTGCACAAGAAGAAAAACTTGGTGGAAGATTTGTAAAATTTTTTGAAAAAGTATTTGGAGTCTTTCCGTTTGCTAACGTGTTTGCTAAATCACAAAGAGCAAGAGTTGAGAAACAATTATTTACTTCTATGTTAGATGAAGTTATTTCAAAAGCCCCTTTAGAACATTTAGCTATGTTGCAATATCAGTTTATGCCTGCTTTACAAAAAAATTTTATGAGATACCAATCTACAATTAGATCTCAATATACAACTTTAGATACGATAGCTGAAAAAATGAATAACCCTGCTTTTATTCCTACAAAAGAACTTAAAGAAGTTGCTGAAAGTTATATAAAAAAATTAGAAGAAGGTTTACCAAGACAAATGGTTGGTAGAACAGAACCTTCTTATGGTCAGGGTATTCCAGAGTATATGTCAGCTAAAATGAGAGGTTCGGGTTTTGATGACCCCCTAATAGAGGTTATTAATAAAATTAGATATATAGATGATCAAATTACACCAAAAGAATATGAAGGAATAATGAGAGTGTTAACAAGAAATATTGCAACTACAACTATGCAAGACCCTTACAACTTAGCAACATCTTTAAGAATTGCTGCTAAAAATGGTTATAACTTAGTGGGTAATCCAGATAATGTTCAAGCTTACTTAAACAGCTCTAACTTTAAACAACAGTATGATGACATATTAGAATCTACAGGTAAGGAAGCTGCCGAGAATTTTAGAATTAATACTATGAATGATATGAAAAAGTTCTACGATGAATTAGAGTACGCTAATGCTTACATGAGCACTGTTATTGGACCACGTGGTTTTGGATCTGCTACTGCAGAAAAAATAATTAATAAATCTTCTAACATTTTTTCCGTCAAAGGATTAATGAATCAATTACCTGTTAAGGTAACACCAGACAAAATGTGGGACAGTGTTCTTAAAAATGAATTTATAAAAGGATCAGCTGATGGAATAAAAGAACTAAGATATCTATTTGGAGCTGATACAGCTAATTTTAAACCTGGAGTAGAATTGTTCAACAGAGCAAGATCAAGATATATTTGGGATGCTTTCTTTAAGTCATTTGATAAGCAACCTGAAATAGCTGGGAGAACAATTGCAGATAGAATGGATGAAGCAAAAAGAAGAGGGGCAATAAACTTTGCAGGCAAGGAAGAAGTATTTGAAATGGCAGGAACTAAAGACCTTGAGGCAATCACAAGACTAGATCCTGTGTTAGCTCAAAGATATAAATTAGGTGAAGTGAATGCAATGGATTTCAAAGTTAAAGCAGGTGAAGCTGGTAAGTTTAATATTAAAAAATTTAGAGAAGCAATGGGTTACACTGATGAAGCAAGTAAAGAAGCATCTATGGCTAAGTGGACAGAGATGTTTGGTGGTGGCACACAGGGTAGAGCTGCTGCTAACGATCTAAGAGAAATGATCGACTTACTTGATGCTGAATATGGTAAATTAATTTCTGACTCACAACAATTTATTATGAGACGTTTAATTTTAGGTGGATCAGCAGCGGGTGCGTTTGTTGCATCTGGAGGTACTTTAGCAACTGCAATTCCTTTTGCAGCATTACTTGGTATGGGTGGATACTTATTATCAAGTCCTAAAGCATTAAGTTTAATGTTAGATGTTTACACAGATATGCAAAGATTTGATAAGTTAGGTAAAACAATGAGTCCAACTAATATGCCTAAATCTATGATGCGATTATTAAACTATCTAGCTGAAGAAGATAAAGACTTTCCTAATGTAGATCCTAAGAAAGTAGATTTTGAAGAAGTAACTGATTACTTAATTAATAAAAATATTTTAGTACCAGAACTTGGTTTTACTCCACAAACATTGAGACCAAGTGAAAAAGATAGAATGTATCCTGAACTAGAAACAATAGATAGAAGTTCACAAGAAGAAGATGTAGCTGGTGTAAATTATTTAGATGGTTTTGATAGAGGGGGAGCAGAAGCTACAGCAGTAACTAATGCAAGACCACAACAAGCTTATACACCGCCACCTGCATATCAAACTTTAGTTGATCCACAATATTTAGGAGGACAACCTACACAACCAATTAATCAACAACAATATCAAAGTTTATTCCCTAATGACCCATTAGGACAAGCAATTGCTAATCAACCTAATAGAGGACAATAATGACTAAAAAATTAACACCATCAGAAAAGTATAGACAGTTGAAAAAACATACTGAAGATGCAGGAATGGTAGTAAAAGAAAAAGCAGGTAAAATTGTAGTTACTAAAAAGAAAGGTAAAAAAAATGCCTAGAAGAAAATCTGCAATTGATAGAATAGATCACCATGAAAAAATATGCAGATTAATGCAAAAACAAACATTTGAGCGAATAGATCGAATGGAAACAAGAATAGCTAGAATGGAAAAATGGATCGTTGGTGGAGCTGTCGCTATAGTTTTAGCTGTACTTTCAAATCATTTATAGTATATAGAACGGATGAAAATCATCCGGAAAGAAACAAAATTCACTATTACAGATTACAAATGGGACAACCGATACTCATATAGTAATTACTTTCGAGACGACGACCACGGACCACGAACCTACAAAGTCGGTGAGAAGAAGGTACCTTCAGTTACAACCATATTATCAGCCACACAATCACCAGAAAAGAAAGCATCTTTGGACGCCTGGAGAGAAAGAGTAGGATATCAAGAAGCGCAACGAATCATGAATCAAGCAGCCACTAGGGGTACAGAAATGCATTATGTATTAGAAAATTACATAAATGGCGTAGGATACTTCAATTTATCAAAAGAGGGTGCTCAGGCCAGGTTAATGGCTCATCGTGTAATAGAGGACGGCTTAGGCCCATTAACAACTATATTTGGTAGTGAAGTAAACTTAGCTTATGAAGATAAATGGGCTGGATCTACTGACTTAGTAGGATTATACGACGACAAGCCTACGATCATAGACTTTAAACAATCAAATAAACCTAAAAGAGAAGAGTGGATTGAAGATTATTATTACCAAATCGCAGCATATAGTTTAGCACATAAGAAACAACATGGCGAGATCTTGCAAGGTTTTATAGCTGTTTGTACTAAAGACTTATTGTTTCAAGGATTTAAAATGGATCAATCTAAATTATCAGAGTATGAAGATAAATGGTTTAAAAAGGTTGACCAATATTACTCTACTTTATCCACTTCTTAACTTCTTCACCTAGTGTTTGTGCGGATAATTTCATTTTCTTATCTAACGCAGTAACTATAAATTCATCAATAGTTCCTTCAGCCATTAAGTCAATATAGGTTACGTTTTCTTCTTGTCCGATTCTGTGTGCTCTGTCTTCAGATTGCTCACGTACTTCCAAGTTGTACGAATTAGAGAAGTACACAACATAGCTAGCAGCTGTAAGAGTAAGACCATAGCCACCGGTGGAAGGATTACCAATAAAATAACGGCAGCTATCATCATCCTGAAATCTTCTAACCGCTTCTTGACGATCTGTCGTTGACACTTCTCCAAAAATAGAAACCACAGACTTATCACCGTATTTCTCCTTCAGTTTACTAATAATCGTTTTTATGTTTTGTACATAATTAGCCCATATTATAAACTTACCTTCGGACTCATCCAATATGTTTAGTAATTCTTTTATCTTTGGACAATCATCAAATACTTGAACTGTACCATCATCTGAATTAACAAAACCATTTGCTACCTGGTGTAGTCTAAGTATTTCTGTAAGTTTATTTTGGAAGCTAACCTCATCTTGATTAATGGTGGCGTAAGCAAATTTCTTTAATCGGTTATATACTTCTGCTTGTTTAACAGATAACTGCACCCTCCTAGTCGTGTACAACTTATCAGGTAGATCAAGACAATCTTTCTTTTTAACTCTATATGAGAATGTTTGTAATTTGTCTGTAAGTTCTTCAAGGTTAGTATAATACTTAGGGAATAACATTTGTTTACCACCCATTTCAATTTGTTGCATTACTGCATATCTAGCCCTAAAGGTAAAAAAGGATGTAAAGCCTAAAAGATCTGGACTTAGGAATTCACATTGTGTATATAGATCTAATGGAGATTTTGTTATTGGTGATCCCGTTAGTATACGTTTGTATGCTACTAGCTTCCCTAATTTACAAATGTTTCGTGTTCTTTTTGCTGTTCTGTTTTTTATTGTGGTGGATTCGTCTAGAATCCACATCATCTTCTGACCATGATACTTAATCAATTCTGATATAATATTTACTCCGCTTTTGTGACTAAGAGCTTCGACATTTATAAGATGCCAAATAAGTTCACCTTTACCATAAACATTTTTATCTTTGTGAACATGTATTTCTGATTCTATAAATGAGTGTACTTCTATTTCTTTTATCCAATTACGATAGACTGAATTAGGTGCAACAACCAAAACGTGAGTAATAGCGCCAGTAGTATAAAGATAGTTTGCATTATCAATTGCAACTTTTGTTTTGCCTGTACCCATTTCCATGAAGTATGCATAAGCTCCCCACTTAGCACCTTTTTGTAAGGCAGTTCTTTGATGTTCGAATGGTTTAGTTTTGTATTCAAATTTTTTCATGTTTCGTCCTTCTATGCATTTTGATGCATCAGAAAAATAATTATATTTTTTTCTTGACGATGTCAAATTATTATTTTACATGGCATCAAGGAGGTCACTATGGACTTAGAACAAATGTCGAAGAATATTACTCTCGACACAACAGCAATGGAAGATATAGCCACTGCCTGTAATAAGTTATTGGACATTCAGAAAGAAGTATCAGCGTTAGAAGATCAATTAAAAAAGAAAAAAGAACAAGAGCTGAAACTTTCTGAACAAGACATACCAAACTTAATGCAGAAAGCTGGTGCAGCTTCTATAAAACTTACAGACGGAACCGCAGTTGAAATCAAACCATACTATGGTGCGAGAATACCTGCGTCTCGAACTGAAGAAGCTTTTAATTGGCTTCGTGAAAATAATTTTGCGGATCTAATTAAAAACAATGTAACATTAACCTTTAATCGAAATGAAGACAATCAGGCAAAAGCTTTGGTTGACGATTTAAGAAATAAAGGGCATAATGTTAAGCAAGCCGAAAAGGTAGAACCGATGACTCTTAAAGCTTTCGTAAGAGAGCAGATTGAAAAAGGGAAAGACGTTCCTGCCGATTTATTCGGTGTTTATGTAGCAACACGAACAAAGTTAACAACGAAGGAGTAACATGCAAAACGCAAAAGACACAGCTAACAATGTAGCTGTAAAAAAAGAAGCGGGTGTTCCAACGCAATTTAATTTGGAAGAGTTAGCAGGACAAGGACAAGAGTTCGTAACTGCAAGGGATACTAAACTCCCTATCTTAAAAATCCTTTATAGCAATTCACCTGTACTTGACGAATCAGATGGCAAGTATATTGAAACTGCTAAGCAAGGAGACATTTACAACGAAACATCTGGAAGTCTTTATAAAGGTAAAGATGGATTAATCGTTGTACCATGTTTATATATAAACACGTTCAATGAGTGGAAAGACAGAGGCGATAGTCCTGGAAGACCAGTTGGTATTCATATGGATCCAGCGATCATGTCTAAAACAAGTAGAGGTGATGATGGTAAAGACAGACTAGAGAATGGTAATTATGTAGAAGATACAGGAAACCATTTTGTTTATGTCTTAGACAGTGATTACAACCCAGTTGAAACTGCGTTGATCTCTATGAAATCTACTCAAAAGAAAAAGAGTAAAACTTGGAATTCTATGATGCAGAGTCGTAGAATGAAAGGTAAGAAAGGTTTCTTTACTCCACCGTCTTGGGCAACAGCCTATAGACTGAAGACTACTAAAGAAAGTAACTCGCAAAACTCTTGGTACGGTTGGGTTATCGAATTCGATAGATATCTAGATGATCCAAAATTGTCGGGTACATTAGAATCGACAAAAGCGTTTTATGAGTCCGCTAAGCAAAGCGATATCTTTGGTAAAGTTGACTTCGGTAAAGAAGGATCTGCTGA